TCCGATGCGCTCATCACGCCTTACCTGGATGCGGCAATCGGGGAATTTGAACGTCTGACCGGTTGGTCCCCGGCGCTCATTGAACCGTCAGCAACGTCGGCCACGTTCCACCGCGACGACGTCCGGCGCGGCAACGTGTTATCGCTTCGCACCGGATACCAAACCATCACGGGCGTTCTCAACGGGGCAACGCCTTTGATTCTGGGCACTGATTACCGGACCCTTCCCGCGTCGGCCATTTCACGCGGGCGGGCGATTACCGAACTGGCATTCGCGCCGCACGTGGCCATATACCCGGACGTCACCGTCACCGGGAAACGCGGGCGGTTCGCATCGATTCCCGCTGACTTGTTCTTAGCCTTGCAGCAACATTGCGCCGCCGCTTGGGTCCATGACCAAATGGACGTCGACGCCGTGGCGGGGCAACAACTGGCCAAGAAGATTAAGCAAGGCCCGTTCGAACAAGAAAACGCGCAATCGGTTTCGGATTCGGCCACGGGAACCCTTGGCGGGCGCGTGGCGGCGTGGTCCGATTCGTGGGACCGCGTGGTCAACACGTACCGGCGGCTGGTGGTCTGATGGCGGGTATCTACCTTCAAACGTGTACGCCGTACAAACGAACGGACACGGCGACCGACAAAGTCGTCGACGGCTATTCCTTTACATCCCAAGGCGCCACGCCTTGCCAAATCACGCCGGCTGGAATGGGCGGGACATCGTTCGACGGCGTGGTCGTTGACCTTTTGCGCCCGCACGTGTTGTATTGCCCGCTCGCCTACAAAGCCCGATTTGAAGAAACGGGAATCGTGGTCTATGATTCCCGGACCTTTGCCATTAAGGGCGTGGCCATTTACGACGTGCCGGTCGCGCCGGCGGGCGTCGAAGTGGTCTTGGAAGAACTGGACGTACTGGCCGAGGATATGCCGTAATGATTGACGCCACGCCGCCGATTTCGCATTGCAACGGGGATTCGTCGAAGACGCAATAAAAGCGGCGTGGCCGTCGGTGACGCGCGTGTATCTCAAAGGCCCGGAATCCGGGGCCATTCCGCTACCTTACGCCGTGGCAAAACCGACATTCGCGAACGTCGAAGGCGCCACGTTTTCCGAAGATGCAATCAACGTCACTTGGGAAATTTTCTTCGTTTGGGCGGCCACGAACGACGACGAAGTCACGAACGGCGTTGGCTACCTTCACGCGATATACAATGAACTTTCGCTGGCCTCTGTTCCAGGCGGCGGGATGTTGCCGACCGTCACCGCCGGCGACCCGGTGAACATGGACGCCGACCACGAAAAGCGCCGGGTGACGTCCCTAACGTTCCGGTATCAATACCACCAAGACCGCCCATAATCCCGCCATGTCGACCCGTGCAAATCCGCATCGAAGTTTGGCCGGGTTACTTCAATCGGTCGAAGCCAAGGTCGAAGCCGGGGTGGTCACGGCGTCCAACGTGGCCGCCTTCATGGGGAACGAAACCCGGAACGATTTGAAGGAACTAACGGCCGGCGACATCCCCGCCGCGTTCATTGACAAATACAACCCGTTCGCGCGTGGCAAGTCGCCGTCGGCCAACTTCGCCCGTGGCGGGTCGGTCCAGCGCCGCCGGGTCAGTCAGTCCGCAGCAATGAAGGCCATAGGGCGGCGAACGGTCCCATTGTTGCCAATCAACAAGCGGTCCGGGCGGTTGCACCGGTCGGTAATGCTTCGCAAGAAGGGTTCGGCAAACGTGCGATTTGGCGCGCGGGAATCGTACTCGGTCATCGTTGGTACGAACTTGCCGTACACGCAATTCATATTTTCGCCATACGGGACCCGGTTCATGGTCGGGCGCGGAATCCTGGACGAAGTGGACAAGCGGATGCGAACCCGGTTCGCGGCGTTCCCCGAAGAATGGCGGCGCGGCTGGGTCGTCGCGTCTTCGTTCAACCCGCAATGGCGCGTGAATTGGCAAGCGACGGCGGCGGCGCTCGGTTCATAGTTTCACGTGAAACAATCGGGCGGTTGCGTCTTCAATGGGCGACATGGCCGCAAAACACGTAGGGTTGGGCGTTGCGACGCTGGAACTGGACGGCACTTCGTACCTTGGGCGCGGGACCAATTTTAGCGCCGACCACGCCGCCGATTCGGAACGGGTGCAAGGGTTCGGGGACACCTATACCATTGCTCAAATTCTCGGGCGAAGTCACCGCTTTACCTTCGACCTGATGGAAGATGCGTCCGGGTCGCGCAAGGCGGACCCGTTTAGCGTGTCGGCGTTGTCCATGGACGGGAACAACGTTCTAGCCTTGGTTGAAAATTTCTCCCTGGACGTGGCCGTCCCGGTCGACGACAATGGCGGAATGTCCGATTTTCACGCCGTCGCCCAAGTGGTCGGGGCGCGCGCCGTGACCGGTACAGCAACGATGAAGATTCTTCAATCGGCGTTGTCTTCGCAATTCTTGGTCGACGCCAATTCCGCGACGCCGGCCGACAACGGTTGGGCCTTTTCGCTGAACCCTGGTTTTGGCGGTGGCCCGCTAACCCTGAACGTTGTCCAACAAGGCGTGGGAAAGGTCGTCAACCGCGACACGTTCCACCGGCTTAACGTGGCCTTCGAAGGCGCGGACGCGCCGTCGGCCGTTCCTTCAACCGGACTGATTGGAACAATCTTCGGCGATTGCCTTTTCACCGTCAACATTGACACCGGCGCGGGCGTTTATTCATGCGTCGCCGTCGCCGAACGATACAACCTGGTGGTTGCCCGCCGCCAAGTCCAGCGACAAACCCTAACCGTTATGACCCAAGGCGCGCCGGGATACGCCGCGACCACGCCGTAAGGAACAAACCACCATGAACGAAAACAAGACGCCGCAAAGCGTGTTTGATATTGAAGCGTTGGAACAAGACTTCCGGCAACCGGACTTTATCGAAATTCCGTTGCCGCGCGGGGGCGTGTTGGTCATGCGAACCAACGTTGACGTTTCGGAATGGCGCGACATCCCGCGCAACGCGGGCGCCTGGATGCAAGCCGTCAAGGAATCGCCGTTTTGGGACGAACTCGGTTGCGACGCCATGACGTCGCGGGACCTCATTAACGCTTTCATTTTCCGGCATTACTCCATTCCGGAAATGTCCGACGCCGCCGCCATTCGCTTCGTGAAGGCGCTTCGGCTTGGCGTGGTCGACATTCTGGACCAATTCGAAAACGGCATCCGCTTAATGGACGCCGTTCGAATGCAAGAACTTTTGGAGAAAAAAAAAGGGAGTTAATGGAAAACCCGATGCGGGTTGTCTACCTGGACGCATTGCGGACCATAAACCAACCGCATCCCGAATACCGACCGGGTCAACCGGCCAAAGACGGTTGGGAACAACTGGCCGAAATCGTGGCCGCCGTCAAAATCGTTGAAGAGAACAAACCCGCATGAGTGGCCGCATTTCCGAATGGATTGAAATCAATATCACGGTTGACCCGTCCCACGCCCGAACCGGCTTGGCGGCGCTAAACCGGCAACTGATTTCGGCCAAACAACTCCAAGGTATCGGGAAGGACATTGGCGATTCTTGGGGCAAGGTGCAGCCAATCTTAGGTGGCATCGAACGCGCATTGCAAGCGGTCGGCGTTGCGGCGCTGGCCACCGGGTCGGCGCTTTACTATGCGTCCAAACAAGCCGGGGATTTCGAAGCCTTGGCCAACGCCGTCGAAGCGCTGGAAGGCGGTCCGACGAAGGCCCGTTCAGTCCTGGCCAACCTTCGCGAAATTGCCCGCGCGCCCGGTCTTGGTGTCCAGGAATCGATACAGGGTTATGCGGCGCTTCGCCGTTCGGGGCTGGCCGAAGACATTTCATACCGGCTGGTTCGGGAACTCGGGAACCAAAACGCCTTGGCCGGCGGCGGCCGCGCGGAACTGGCCGGGTTGCTGATGGTGTTTTCGGACATTAAGAACAAGGGGACGCTTCAACGCGAAGAAGCCTTGCAACTGGCCGAACGCGGAATGCCGATTTTCAATCTGCTGGAACAAGCCTTCGGAACCAAGGACACCGAAGCGCTGGCAAAGCAAGGCAAGACCGCCGAAGAAATAATCGCCGGATTGGTGGCCGTCATGGAAGACGGGGCGCGGGTTGCGGCTGGCGCGAAGAACTCGCACGAAAACTTCGCCGACGCAATCGAACAAGGCATTATCGCCATTGGCACCGGGGCCAACCGTGCCGGCTTTACCGGGGCGCTGGACGCCATGGCCGAAGTGTTGGAGAAACTGACCAACGACGGCGTTTTGGAACAATTCGGGGCGTACTTCGGCGACGCCATTGGGCGCATGATTGGAAGCGCCGAAGACTTCGAAGAAGCCGCAATCTACGCCGGCGCAACCGTTATTGATTTGGCTTGGAAGTTTGAAAACATTCTGATTCCCGCCGTCGAAAAGTTGTGGCAAGCGTTTAAGCCGTTCTGGTGGCATAAGGACGTCGGCGACGCTATGGCCGGGGGGATGGACATTCGCCAAAGTTACATCGACACTTGGCGCGCCGAAGCCGATATGCGGCGACGGCAACGCGAACGACGCGAAGCCCAACGCGGCATGGAAGAAGCCGGCGGCGATACGCCTGGACTCGGTGACCTGAACGCCCGCATTGCCACGGCGACGGAACGCACCGCCACGGCGACCGAACGCATGGCCGCCGACCTTCGCGACTTCGTCATCGGCGGCGGTGACCTGGCCGGTCGCGGCTTTACCCGCGCTGACCGTTCGGATTATTCGGGGCTGGCCGTCAACCGACGACGCGGCGGCGTGTCCTTGCATTCCATTTCGGCCATGGGTGGTCTTCGGTTCCAACCCGGCAATTAACGCCATGCCCGCATTTCCCATTCCCGCAATTGAAATCGTCATCGACCACGCGCAAAAGCGCATTCAAAACGGACTCCAAACCGTGTTGGCGCATGGGTCGTTCGAGGGCACCGACGGGAAACGGGTTCCCGGTTGGGACCCAGTGTTGCAAGCCGGCGTGTACCAATGCCCGGTGACGTTTAACCTGATGAACCGCCCGCGCATTTTCGACGGGGCATTCTACGAAACCAACACGGGCGTATATCAAAAATTGGGCGTTGGGGACTTCACAGGCGCGGCCGCCGCCGGTTGGGTCGTCAATGACAAATCTGGCGTGGGCGGCTTGCCGTTTCTGACCAACGACGCTGGTTCCGCCGCCTTGGTGTCTTCGTCGGCGCTTGGCGAAAACCAAGGGTTCATGGTGGCCGTCTTCAACTATTCCGACGGGTCATCCCGTCAAGAATTGTTGCGGTTCGGAATCAGTAACACGGGCGACCTTACGGCGGGCGTTGGCTTCGTCTGGTTTAACGACAACACGGTCGACATTTACAAAGGCGGGGATTTGGTGGCCACCGGGTCGGTTGCGTCCAAGGAAAACGGCGGCGAAACCCGGGCGAACCAATGGACCGGACTTGCAGTCATTCCGCAGCGCAAACGCGAAGTGTTGATGCTATCGATTCCGACCGGCGGCGGCGCGTTCGTCCATGCGTTCGACGACATCGACGAAGACGATTCAACGCCGGTCATTCTTCCCGCCGAAAAAATTTGGTTCGAAAAGGTTTCCGGGTTGCCGGACGTCTTGGTCTACCCGATGCGATACTACACGGCCGGCCAAGCGTTGTCGAAGCGATTGGCATTCGCCCGCGCCCCGGAAACCGGGCAAACGTCGGCGGCCACCGTGTACGGCTGGTTCCATGGCGTCGCCCAAACGGTCGAACTTTTGGAAGACCCTTCAACAACCTTTGTGGCCAACGGAACCCGGGTCAACGCGCGAATTAAAGTGACGTTGAACGGGTCGGCAACCAAGACACCTTCGCTTTATGGTTCGTCCGTTGCCTTCGGAACAACCTATGTTGACACCGACGACGCCCCGTTGGTGATTACGCCTTACGTTCCGTCGGGGCAAATCTCATTCGGAGAAACCGCCGATTCGGTTGTCGTTGGCCTGGACATTGCCCGCCCGGAAACCCTGGAAGATGAATTGTCGACCACCGGCATTCGCGATTCCCAATTCCGCCCGATTCGGCTGGACGCCGTGACCGACGCGGGCGCCGTGCCATTCATTGAAGGCCAAATTGAAGTGGACCATGTCGCGTCGGGAAAGTATGCCGACGCCGACCGCGTGGTCATCACCACAAAGGATTGGTGGCACCGGTTGGAAGACTTCCGGTTCCGGGACCCGTTGCCGCTGGACGGCTTCGCGTTTGAAGACGCAATCGGGAACTTGGTGCAATTGGTAGGCGAAGCGCCGGGGGGCGCCCCGGTCATAAGCGCAACAACGTTGACGTTGCCCGACCTTTCGCCGCCAACCGCCGGGGAATGGTCGGCGCTCATCCGCGCGGGGGACACCATCGCCGAATGGGTTAACCGCCTATTTCAAACCTACGCGCCCAATTGGTTGTATGGATTCTTTCCGACGTCGGCCGGCGTTCGGTTTAAGGCTATATCGCCCGCCGACCTTCCGACCACGGCCAAGGCGGTTCTTTACCAAACTCACGAATTGGCATTGGCCGCGCTGATTGCCGACGGCGTCCCGTCCAACCTGGCCCAAAAGCAAGCCGCGAACCGGTTGTATTCCAAGATGGTTCGACGACGCCGCCCGCCGGTGGCCACCGAAGTCAACGTCACTGGGTTAAACGGTCGCACGGGCGAACCCGAATTCGCAGCGGTCAAGATTGACATAAACGCCGAAAACCCGGCGACGCCGCTGGGTTCGCGTCCGGCCAATTGGGTCGGGAACAAATTGGTATTCGGTTATGCGGACGGGTTGCTGAACTCGCAAGCCTTGGTCGACGCTTGCACCGACGCCTACTTCGACCTGATGACCCAACCGCGTGACATCGTGCAATGGGAAGGCCAAATGCTATTCGACGACGACGGCGTCCCGCTATGGCGCGGCGACGTGGTGGAACTGGACGGAACCGGGTTCTTTCGCCTGACATCGATGCGCGCCCGGTTGGTCCTTCGCGGCGACGGCGGGGTCGGCGTCCCGTCCCCGGGCGACCGCTTCGAAGATTGGGTCAACATCCCGGCCACGTACACGGCGGAAAAAATCGGCGAAGACATCCCCGCCGGATTCCGGGGCGATTGCCCCGAAGATGGAATCGAACCTATCATGCGCTGGCCTTTCGTGCAACACGTCGTCCGTCCCCGTGGCGTTGGTAAAGCGGTGAACCTACTTCAACAGAACGCCCGCGCGGTGACACAGACCAAGGTAACTTGACGCCGTGCCGGTCAATGGCTTGATTTGTAAATGGGACGTGTTGCGGTTCGGCGCCGCTATCGACGTAACCGTCCTTGCTGGGTCGAATACCTGGAACGCCCAAGCCGAATTGCTGGCCATTTCCGCAATCAACGTCACCACCACCAACGCCGATTTATCAATCGTTGTCACCGCTTCGGAATCCGCGCACCAAGTCGCCGTGGTTGGCCTTGGCCTTGGCGCCGGATACCTTGCGACCGGCGGGTCGGTAACCGCCAAAAACGTAACGGTCGAATACTATGACTGGACGGTCTACGCCCGGGCGGGAACGAATAACGACATTTACGCCACGTGGTCCGGTGCAGCCATTAAGGTCGACGGGTCAACCGTGGCCACCTACGGCGCCGGGTTCCGCGTCGGCGCGGGCATGGGTCCGCAATACATCCCGTTCTTTGGCGCCGCGCCGCTTATTGCTGGGTCGGCGCAAGCCGGGGCCAAGACGGGCGCCGTATCACCGCCGACGTTCACCGATACGGCCGAAGTGACGAACGAAGTGTCCGGCGGCTGGCAATGCGAAATCGGCGGCGTCCCGCTGGACTTGCCCGTCCAAATTCCAACAGATTTAAGTATCCCGGCCGGGGCTGGACCTTACGGCCTTGGCGTCGGCGGAATCGTGGTCACCACGCAAACTTGGGGCGACCACGTCGTCGCCTATTCGTTCGACGAATGGGAACGCACAGCGACCGGAACTTGCGGCGTCGACGCCATGCCGGGACCCGGTAGCAATTTGAAGGTTTCGCGCGCGGGCGCGGTCTTCTTGTTGCCGAACCTTACGCGGGAATTTGACCGCGTGAACCCGACCGAATACGCCCAAGTCATGCGGCGCGGCGGGTTCCCCGAAGTGACCGCATGGCGCCGCCGTTCGTGGGGTGTCCCGCTGACCATTCCGCCCACGCCTTCGACGGCCGGCGGGGAATCAGTCGAAATCGCATCGTTGCCGTTCCGGTACTTCTTGGCCAAGGAAACGCCGCACGTGGCGGAACAAGAAGCCATGCCGCCGGACAACATTGCGCCCATTGAAGTCGTCCATTCCCGGGCACTTGGCGAAAACCCGTTGGCCGACCCGTGCGACGACTTCCCGTTGCTTGCGCCGGCGGAATCCGAAACCGTCACCTTTATTCACAATTACCGGTGCCAGGCGTCGACGTCCGGGGCCACCGACGCCCAATCCGTCAATGCCGACATGATTGGCACTTGGGACCACCTTGGTTCCAAGGACATTCGGTATTCCGCGTTTTGGGGGAACCCGCATTGGTCGTTCCTAAACCCGCCCGTTCCTTGGGAACTGGACGGGGCGCCCACGCCGACCGAAGATTATTGGTATCTTAAACGCGACCAATGGGCGGATGTTGCCGGGTTCAACGAAGCCGACCGGCACCAAACCCGAATCAAGTTGATTTGGGACATCCTGGAAGACGGCGAATTTGCAGCATGGCAAGACGCCCAACTCGGGAAAGGTCGGTTTGTCGGCGTGTCACGATTCAAGGTACGCGAGGCGACGCCGCTGGCAACGTACACGTATGATGCGGGCGACTCGGCGTTGTTCTCGGTCGACGCCGGTTCCTTGGCCCATGGCGCCGATATTGCCGTCACCACGGCTGGCCTGGTGACCGAACTCTATTTGGACCTTGGTTCGTACACGGCGGGGCCATATCAAACGCCGCACGAAGCAACGCACGTCACGTTGGATTGGACGCCGGACCCGGCGTTGAGTGTCGCCGCATACGTCGAAGGCCAAGACGGAACCCGGGAAGAAATCGAAACGGGCGCATCGCTGAAAGGCATTCGGCTACCATTGCCGCGCGGCGGGACGTCGGATTATGCCGGCTCTTGGGCGCTGGACCAAGGCGTCGGGGCCATTGCGGACACGGGCGCCGACATCCCCGCCGGGGGCATATCCGCCGCCACGGTTGCCGATGCTGAACGGGTCGCCGCCTTCGGCTTGTTGCCCGGTTCTTCGCGCCGCCGGTTGGTCATCGTGCTGACCCTTTCGTCGCCGGTGACCACGCTAAACGTTGACTACCCGGTCCTGGAATACGACCCGCCCGAACCGCCCGTCTTCGTTTGGGAATCGGGAACGGCCGGCGTTCGTCTTTGGCCGCTGGTCAATGGCGAAGGCGGGAACGCGATTCGGTACGGCAACCTGGACCATTACGATTCGGGACCGGGTTGGTTGACACCGCCGGTAGTGTCGGCGCCGGAATTCAAACCAACGACCGTCGACGCCTTGGCCGAAATCGCTTCATGGATTGAAGGCACCGACCGAACCGCCGTGGTGGCCGGAGAACTGGCCGCCATGTATGACGCGGTGGAAACGCAAACGTTGGGCGCCCATGACCGGGGAACGTATGGCGTCCCGCTACCGGGCGACGAAATCGGAACCCTTCGGTTTGCGCTCATTTCTTCGCCGGCCGAAGTCCCGCCCGTGGCATACTTGCCGCGCCTGAACCGCGACGCCGATTGGCAAGAAACCGGGGACCCGGTGCAAAAGGCGTTGGTATTCGCCCAAGAACCGACGAAGATTGTGACGCCCGGGTCGGCGCCGGCGCACTTGGCCGACTCCATGGGCGCGGTTTTGACGTCGGTTGATACGACGTCCCCGGCCGGGTTTACCATCACCTCGCACCGCCAAGCGGTCACCAACGCCGAAGACCTGGATTTCAACATCGTATACGAAGGGACCGCATACGCCGACGTCCGGCCATGGACCGGGTGGTATTGCGTCCTTGGCGCTGGATTGTCCGGCGTGGCCATGGATTACGCCGTATCGCCGGGGCTGGTTCACGCCTTGGCGTACTTGGTCGGTGACGAAGTCCATATCCGCATCGAAGGAAACAACCTGGCCGTTATCCGCGACGTGGCGACCGGCATAACGGGCGTTTCTGATTTGTGCATTCAATGGGCGAACGACGGGTCGTCGCGTCTTCACCTATGGACCGAAGAAGCCGGAACCATTTACCGGCGGTCTTCGCCCGATGTAGGGAAAACTTGGTCCATGGCGACATCGATTGGAACCGGCGAAACGCCGCGCGCCCGCATTGGGCGGAACAATGTTCAGTATGAATTCATGCTGACCGGCAGCGGGTCGACGCGCGACGTGGTCCGGCGAATGTACGATGCGAAAGACACGCTAGTCGAAGGCCCGACCACGGTTTACACAGGCGTCGACCCGGGGACCTTGGCCGTTGATGAATCGACCAAGGCAGACGGGACGCACCGCCTCATTCTATGGGTTGGCATTGGCGGCACTATGACGCGCATTCAATCGCCGGACCATGGACGAACGTTTTCCTAACGTCTTCAATGGGCGAAATGCCCGAAACGACATTGCAAAATGGCGTCGCAATTGACGTTGCGCCTTACGCGGCTTGCACCATTCAATTTCAAACCGACGAAACGTTGGCCGTGTACGTGTCGGCCTTTGATACCGGGGACGTCTGGACTCCCATTGACCCAAAGGCCAAGTCGTTTACGACGGCGCCCGGAACGCCCCGGGATTACGTGGCCGGGGAATGGTTGCGGTTCGAATTGGAAGGCGCCTTGCGAATGAAGGTTGAGGGGTTAGCCGGCGATACAGACGTCGCGCTGAACTTGCACGTTAACCCTTTTGCTGATAACCTCATCGTGGCGGCGGCGACTGAGGATTCGGTACGTGCCGCTATGGAACAATGCTTCGCGCTAGGCGGGGGCGTGGTGAAGGTTCTTCGTGGTGTTTGTTTGTTGGCCGCCACATTGCCAATGTTGTCGGGCGTTGTTGTTGAAGGAACGACAATCGGCGACTTGACGTTCTCAACTATCCCCGACTCTACTTGGGCGTTTGATGAAGGGCGCATGACGTTATTTAAGGGCGACGGTACATTCCCGGCGTTCTCGCATAACAGCATTGATTCTGGAACCGTGCCGACCGTGCAAGCCGATTTCGCGAACGAAATGGTAACCGCCCACGGGTTGCGTTTTTTGGCTTTTGACAACTTTACGGCGGCGTTTGTCGAAGGCGCCATGAATAAGGGCGGCGGATTCGCGGGAACCTTTGTCGACCTCTTTGTCAAGAATACAACGTGGTACGGCTTCGCCATGCGAAATTCGATGCACCACGTAGCGGACCGAATACACGTGGTCGATTCATACCGGGGCGGCGTTTGCCTGATTGAATGCAACGTCCCGTCGTCGATTTTGCAAACCGGAAATATGAAATTGGGAAGCATTTTCGGTTGTCCAATTGGCAACACGGCCGGGGTAACGGCGAAACAGCGTCGCCAAGCAAAGGGCGTTCATATTTACGCCGGCGACGGCGGTTCTGGAACTTGCATTCTGAACGAAGTCCACATGGACTATGTTCAAGTAAATATGTTCAACCGTTCGGCGTTGACACCGCTTTGCAACTTTTCGAATGGTTCGGCAAACGTTGCGGTTCCCGATGGTTCCGAATTCCTGGTGGGAATGCCGATTCGATTCACAGGAACGCCCGCAGCGCCGTTTACAACGAATCGCATTTATATTGTGCGTTCAATCAACGGCAACAACATACAATTATCATTGTCGCGAACCGGGTCAATTATCACGGCTAGCGCCAATGCGTCCAACGTGGCATCGGTCGTCAATGGTATGCCGAACTTTGAATGCGTTGGTACAACGCCATTAAGCCGAATCACAAACGGGCGGTTTGAAGGGTTGGACCTGGAAGGCGGCGCCGGTGTTTTCGCGTATACGGAAAACGCGCAAGCGTGCCGGTTTGATGCGGTGCAATGGGGCAACCTGGCCAATAGTGTCGGCTATTGCGGGCGCAACTCGGTCAATTGCGCTTTTGAGTCGCTAAACGATTCCCCGTCTGATTTGGACGCGGCGTCTTCGTCGTCCTTGGCGCCGGCGCAACAAGGAATGTTGGACCGCCCCGGGCGCGGCTTTACTCGGGATACAGTGTTGGGCGCCTTTACCTTTTCGGTCGGCGGCAATCGACATTCCGCCATTCGAAACGACGGCGGGTTCCGCATGGCGCCCGATGCGTTCTTCGGTCTTCAAGACCGGTCAATAAGCGCCACGCCTGGTTCGGCGCTAACCGTTGCACAATTGGGTGGAATCACGCTAACGGGGACCACGCCGGGGCAATCTATCACGTTGCCAACCGTCGTAAACGCCACGGGCGAAACCGGGATGCAAGGCGGGCAAGTCCAAATTGTGAATGCTTCGAACCAATCTTGGACGGTCAACACGTCGGGCGGCCAGTTGTTTAACGGCATCGCCGGGAAGACTTCAATTGTGATTCCCGCCGGTCATTGTTTCTGGGGGCGATGCACGGCCACCGGATACGGCGGGATTGTCGGGACGGTCCCCTAAGCCAAGCCAAGGAC